CACAATGCATGCATACTATATAAATCTCGATCACCGAACGGATCGCCGTGCAGAGATCGAGAAGGAACTCGCCGATAAAGGAATTACCGCAGAGCGCATTCCGGCGTTCAAAACAACTCCGGGGTGCATTGGATGTAGCCTTTCTCATATTGCAGCTTTGAAGCTTGCACGAGAGAGAGGTCTGGAGGCTGTTATGATTTTTGAGGATGACTTTACATTTCTGATTTCAAAAGATGAATGGGACAGGCTGTTCTCCCTCCTCCCTCGCAGTTATGATGTTGTTATGCTCTCCTATAACCTTATGAAGGCAACTCATCATGATGCTACATTTGATCGTGTGCAAGATGTTCAGACAGCAAGTGGATATATTGTGCATTCTCGGTTTTATGATCAGCTGATCGAGCACTCAGAAGTGGCGACTCGTCAGCTAGCTGAGACAGGTATGCACTGGCTATATGCCTACGACATGCAATGGAAGCGGTTGCAGCCACCCAATCAATGGTTCGCATACAAGACTCGGATTGGTAAACAGAGAGATGGTATCAGTGATAATGGCGAAGGCGAAAGCACATTTGTCGTGAATCACTTCTGAGCAATTTCAGTCTTGATATACTCCTGTTGAAACAACGGTGCAAAGATACGAGCCGACAGCTCGCTGGCGGCGGCTGCAATAGTCCGCGCGTCTTCATCGTGGGAAACAAGCCAGTCGAGCTGTTCAACAAGATCAGACAGATCATACTTGATAGGAACATAATTGACCATAGGAACAAGATAGTTGCGAAACCAGAAATCGTTATCAGGATGTGTTACCATGACTGGGACAGATCCAGATCCAAATACCCACTGGTGGTTCGACGCAATACATGCTCCGTCTATGATCAAGATGTATTTGAAACAGCACTGCTGTTCTGCAGTCATAGTCTCGCCAAAGTGATGGCTTGGCAATACTACATCATTTTGCAGCCATCCTCCGAGAGTGAACCGAACATCAGCATTTAGATGATCAAATAGTTTATCCATTACCTGTGCGCGAATCGACGGTCTGTCAAACCCACTCGAACCTCCTCTCCACACGATCTTTGGAATTCGGTTCTCCCATGCGGGACTGGCAAACACTGGGAGTCCATTCTCGAATGTAGCATCATCAAGCGGAAGAAGCAATATATTTGACTTATTAAGTTGGCGAGTACAGAGAGTGCAGATAATTGGGCGAGCCGCAATCGACTCAATCTCTGCCAATTGACGAGCAGGCATGTTTCCGTTATTCTCGCGTCCCAGTGATTGAATCATTCGATCGTATTCGTCGTCTCCCATAAGCCCATCGGATACCGGAAAAATAGCAGTTAGTCCATGCTCTTTTGCCTGGATGTCTACGAACCTTGTAATTGCACCACCCCGAATACACTTGCTGTAGAGCCCGTTCCATGCATGGGCGGCATCGGGAGGACTGTATATGACTCCATTACTAGGAATACAAATAATCGAGTCATTGTGATCAGCCGCCACCCATGTCGGAGTCCATCCGCAAGCCTCAAGACATGCCCATACGTTCACTTCCCATGTCAAGATTGGAAGCCTAGGGAACACAAGGCAATGAATATCATGGAACTCTAGCAGCGACTGCTTGTCCCCAAGAAAGAACCCACCGCAGAAACGCCAATTTACATTTGATAAGAATGTAGCCTTGCCCGTACATCCGGGAACATACATGCACCGATCGGGGAAAGTCCGAGATGCCAGCTGTGGAAGAATACGAGGAGTGTGTGGGTTTCGAAATACATGAGCAATACTGAAGTCAATCCAGGCGTAATGCGTAGATGAATGAAGCCCAGAGAGGATCGCCTTCTTTACAAATTCAGTTTTTGCGTTGATCATAGTCAGAAAGTTACGAGTATCGTGTGGGATATTCCTTACCTCTGGCAGACCGTTTGGTGCTGTAGCATATGCGAGTGTTTCCTCGAGTGTGAAGGGCTCAACCACTCCATTTCGAACAGAGATCTTATCAATGTGTTCTGGGCTAGCAAATACATGAAGACGAATACCAGTCTCTTCAATCTGCTTGAAGAACGCAATGCGCCTCGCGTCTGACTTATCAACTGGTCGATCTTCATGTAAATCTAGAAATGCTGTAACGAATGTAACGCTCATTAAATGCATTTATATGGTTATAGTGTAAGCAAGTATGCTTACGGTTGAATTTGCAGGGGGTCTAGGTAACCAGCTATTTCAACTTGCAGCCGTTGACCATATTGCGCGAAGAACCTGCCGGAATGTTGTGATTGAACGCCACTGCGAATCTGCGCATTCAAAGGAGAACTATTTCAACTCTCTCTTTGGAGATTGGCGAATCACTCCAAATCCACCTGAATTCCCTTTGAATATTCAGGAATCATCATTCATATTTTCCGATTGGAGAAGCGCCCTGTCAACTCCTCACAATGCCCGTATTCACGGCTACTTTCAGAACTGGCAGTATGTAGATGAATCCTTCAAGGAGCGGCTGCGGTTCGATACCACAGTTCTTGCGAAGTATCCAGATATTGGTAACAAAGTGTTCATTCATGTGCGAGGCGGGGACTATGTGAACCATTGGATGCATGATCTGAAACTCGATGACTATTACCGTTGTGCGATTGCACAGTTCCCTGCCGATACAGAGTTTGTAATCTTTACGAACGATGTTCCCTACGCACAAAGCCGACCATGGATCGGTGGACTTCAACACACCTTCATCCACGAGAATGAGCTCAACACATTGCTTCTCATGAGCAAGTGTGGAGGATGTATCTGCCCAAACTCTAGCTTCTCCTGGTGGGGTGCATTTCTGAACCCAAACAGAAAAATTGTGATGCCAAACAAGTGGTTCAATGATTCTAGTTACATTGAGGGCTATTACTTTCGAGGCGTCATCAAATGTCCAGTGTAGGAATCTTAGGTGGAGGCGGTGGGGGCTGCGTTCCAGCCGCGCGATGAAGAAGGACCTCATCCCAGAACTCGCGGAGAGCTGGAAGGTGTCGCGGCAACCAGGTTGTGTCCTTGGGCAGAAACTCCTTCTTTGTCGACATCAGCTTCCAGTAGATATACTGCGGCTCACGATCCGTGACCTCTGCCTGCCACTCGGATAGCAGCATACACGGGGGCTTGTAGTCAACGGTCTGATCATCGAAGACAGCAAAGACACCCTTTGTTTCAGTCGAATTTATCCACTCCGATGAGAAGATCTGTTTGAACCGAAACTCTACATACTCACATTCATCGATCCCCGTGCACTCCATTTGCATTTGCATCTGGTGCACGTAGGCATCTGGAATTCCCTCAGTCTGTGGGCGTGAGATCGGGCACTTGAACTCGACAAGGCGACCACGACGGCGCACATCGTTTGGATCATTTGGAAAGATGATGCCGTCAGGTGATGCACCAAGAAAGGTGTGAACGGGGTGCTGGACACAGGATACATCCACAATTTGACACTGAGTTTCTGCCTCATACATCGCTTTTGCAATTGACTCAAATCGCGTTCCCCAGATCAGAGCAGAAATGGGATGACTTCCTGTGGGCTGAGGCGGCTCTAACTTGCGAATAATCAGAGCACGGCGGGTCTCTCCACCGGTAAAGACACCGGAGACCTCAGAGGCTGTCACCATCTCACCACGCTTGGCGTGCCATGCACTTGTGCGCTGATCATTCATCCCGTAAACTCGGATCGTTCTGCGGACACAACGATCACGCATCCAAATCTTTCCAAGCTCACCCTTCATCGCCTCCTCCAGTGCAGCAAATACAATACGCCGAGCCCGAGTGTAGCTCACGGAAGGTGCGAGAAGAGTAAGCAGCATGATCAAAGGGCGAAGACGCTTGTTGACTCGGGTATACGGTGGATCTTTCAGCCATTCGGCTACAACACACTCCATGTTGCGTTTGTTTATGCGTCACATCCGAAAACTCATTTTCAGTGCTGATACATAGGATCGATATGGAGACGATTCAGAGCAAGGAGCAGTGGGTTCTTCACCGCCTCGAGAAGTTTTATGCAGACCCCGATAATTTCCGCCGTGTGGAAGAGATTCTTACTGGCAAGTCTCGACTGAGCCTGCGCCTTCTGGATTGGTTTGTTACCAATTACTCAAAGA